ATCACACGCACGATGCGGGCACTAAAAAGTAAAAGGGTATGACGGCACAACAAACAAAGAAGTACAACGAGCTGCTAAACCAGTACGAGCAGCGCACAGATTTAAATGCTGGGCAATGTCAGCTGTTGTTCACATTAGCTTGTGTAATTATTGAGGAGCATGATTTACAAGATTACTGCGACAAGCACGGCACTTGTTACCAGGTAACTGGCAAGAGTGGGGACATGTATAGCCGCATGCGCCCAGAGTGGCAACAACTAAAAGAGGCACGGCATCGCAAACAGATTATTATAACGCGCCTAGAAAATTGGATAGGTGACGGCAAGCCAGCAGTTGACGACAACGCAGAATACTTTGGCTAAGTACACATTTGACGAACAAGCAGCAGATCGTGCAGTCAACTTTATAGAAAAGTTTTGTACGCACGTCAAAGGTGAGCTAGCACGCAAGCCTTTTTTATTAGAGCAATGGCAAAAAGACGACATTATTAGGCCATTGTTTGGCTGGAAAGATGAGCATGGACTACGACGATACCGCACCTGTTACGTAGAGATACCGCGCAAAAACGGCAAGAGCAACCTATCTGCAGCAATTGCATTGTACATGTTGTTTGCTGACGGTGAGCCAGGTGCAGAGATTATTAGCGCAGCAGGCGACAGAGGTCAAGCAAGTATTGTGTTTGACATTGCCAAAGACATGATCAGCAACAACGTGCATTTGCAACAGCGGGCACGTGTGCTGCGTAACCTAATTAAGTACAAGACAAGTTGGTATAAGTCAATTAGCGCAGAGGCATACACAAAGCACGGTCTCAACTGTCATGCAGTCGTATTTGACGAGCTGCACACACAACCTAACAGGGAACTGTGGGATGTACTACGCACGTCACAAGGTGCAAGACGACAACCGCTAACAATTGCACTAACCACTGCTGGACATGATCGCAGCAGCATATGCTACGAAGTACACGAGTATGCGATAAATGTTAGAGACGGCATACTAAAAGACGACACGTTTTTGCCTGTGTTGTATTGTGCAGACAAAGACGACGACTGGACAAAAGAGGAGACCTGGAAAAAAGCAAATCCAGGCTACGGCACAATTTGCCTAAAAAGCTATTTTGAGCAGGCGGTCAAGCTTGCAAAGTCAAGCCCTAGCGAGGTAAACACGTTTTTGCGTTTGCACTTAAATATTTGGACAAGCGGCGAGACAGCATGGATTCCTGACGACGTTTGGATGAAAGGCAATAAACCAATACCGTACGACAAGCTGCCAACGTTGCCGGCGTACGGCGGCCTTGACCTTGCATCTACACAAGACCTTACAGCGTTTGCTTTGTTATTTCGTGACGACGAGGAGAACTGTTTTTATTTGCTTGTGCATCAATTTGTAAACTCTGACAAGGCACACACAAAAAAATTAAGTGCAGGCATAGACTATTTGGCATTTGCGCGTGAAGGCGATATTACAATAACACCAGGCAACGTTACAGACACAACAATTGTAAGACAGTATATACAACAGCAATGCGCAAAGTATGACGTTAGAAACATTGGCTACGATCCGCGTTACAGTGTTACAATTGTGCCGCAACTACAGGCAGACGGTATTGATATGCGCACGATGGCGCAAAACATAACAGTTATGAATGCGCCTACAAAAGAATTTGAGATGTCTGTAATGCGTGAGGAGATCATACATGGAGGCAACAGATGCTTACGGTGGCAAATGAATTGCGCAACTATTTACACAGACGTAAACGAAAACAAACGCGTATTTAAGGAACAAAAGGAGCACAAAAAAGTAGACGGTATTATTGCAAGTATTATTGCTATGAATCAATACCATCTAGATTTGCAACAGGATGACATCATGCTAGACATATTGGATTTGTAACGCATGCTTCGTATCTTATAAGCTAACCTGTATTCTATGGCTACACTAGCAGAGCGCGTAGGCGCGTTGTTTCGTTACAGAGTCGGCAAGTTTAACAGCCAGACAATTGAGGCAGAGATGGGTATTAACCCCATTGTACGATCTGGCGTGAACATTACAGAGACAAGTGCTCTTGCGATTAGCACTGTGTACGCTTGCATTAACAAAATTGCAAGCACAATAAGCAGCCTTGACCTAGAAATCTACGCACGCAATGGCCGCGACATAGCCATAGCAAACCAACATCCAGCGTACGAGCTAATAACTATGTCCCCAAATGAGCATCAGAATGCTTACGATTTTTGGGAAGGTGTATTGAGCAGCGCATTGATGTATGGCTGCGGTTACGCAATTATAGAGCGCAATCAACGCGGTTACGCAGAAAGGCTTGTGCCAGTTGCATATCATGATGTTGACGTTAAAGACGTAGACGGTGAGCGCGTTTTTGTCATACGCGACTATGGCGCAGTTACACAGGACAACATTTTAGAAATAAGTTGCATGAATAAGATGTCGCCTATACGTCTACACCGTGAGAACATGGGACTGGCAAAGGCGGCACAAGATTTTGGCAGTGAGTATTTTGGGCAAAAAGGACAAATGACAGGTGTACTTGCGTCAGATCAGCCGCTTCGTAAAGAGCAAATGGACGTAATACAGAACAGCTGGAATCAGAGCGCAATGAACGCTGGAACAAAGCTGTTGCCATTTGGCTTTAGGTATCAGCGTATTACAATTACACCTGACGAGGCGCAGTTTATAGAGACGCGCAAGTTTCAGGCAGAAGAGATTTGCCGAATTTACAGCGTGCCAACAAGCCTTGTGCAGCTGCCTAGTCAAACTACATTTAACAATGTAGAGCAACAAAATTTGCAATTTGCACGTCATACTATTGCACCGTGGGCAAAGCGCATAGAGCAAGAAATAGACCGCAAGCTTATACAGTCATTTGAGCGACCAGACATTTACAGCAAGTTTAATCTTAACGACTTGCACAGAGGAGACTTGGCAGCACGCACAAACTTTTACCAGCAGATGCTGCAAAGTGGGGTTATGAGTATTAACGAAGTGCGCAGCATAGAGCAAATGAATCCTGTAGACGGCGGCGACACACACACAGTACAAATAAATCAAATTGCGCTTGATCGCTTAAGCGAGTACAGCGACAAAGTAAGCAGCGATGCCGTACAGTGAGTATCCAGAAGCAATGCGTAATAATGCGCGACGTGGGCAAGAGCTTAATAAAGAGGTAGGCGGCAAATGCGCGACAGCGGTTGGTAAAGAAACTGCCCGCATTCTAGCTGCTGGCGAGACATTGAGTGACGCACGCGTTAAACGCATGTACAGCTTTTTGTCACGCGCAGAAACATATTACAACCCAGACGACACAGAAGCGTGCGGCACAATATCATACCTTTTGTGGGGCGGTAAAACTGCACACAATTGGTCAGCAGAAAAAGTAAAACAAATGGAAAACGACGAACGTACACAACACGACGAAGCGGAGAAGCGGACGATGGGCACAATTGAAGTGCGAGAACACGAGGAGGACCACATGGTGCTTGAGGGTTACGCAGCTGTTTTTAATGTCGAGACCGACCTTGGCGCATTTAGAGAAGTAATACGCCCAGGTGCGTTTGATGACGTTATGGACGACGACGTGCGAGCACTTATAAACCACGATCCTAATCTTATACTTGGGCGCACAGGTAACGGCACGTTAGAGTTGTCAACAGACGAGCGTGGATTAAAGTACAAAGTCAAGTTAGGAGATCAGCAATATGCAAGAGATTTCTACGAGAGCGTAAAGCGTGGCGACATTACACAATCGTCCTTCGCATTTACTATAGAGGAGCAGTCATTTAACGATGACCGCACGCTACGCAGCGTAGACAAGGTGCGGCAACTGTTGGATGTGTCACCTGTGACATACCCAGCATACGCAGCTGCCACGGTACAAGCGCGTGACCAACAGCTTGAGACGGAAGAAGCTACAACTGACGAGGTAGCGGACACAAATACAGACAGTCAACCACAACAAACAAACAACAATATGAATCTCAACGAGATGAAAGCGACACGTGCAAAGCACGCAGATCGCTATGAAGAGTTGGTTAATGTCGCCGAAACAGAAAACCGCGACTGGACTAACAACGAACAAGAAGAGGCAGACATCGCAAAGCGCGAGGTCGAACGCCTTGATGGCAAAATCGAGCGTCGCCAGGCGCATGAGGACATGATTTCTAGACAAGCGCAAATGGGCGGCACGTCTGTAAGCGAAGTCAAAGAGATTAACAAAATTAACCGCAGCTTTAGCTTGAGTCGCGCAGTGACTGCTGCAAGCTTTGGCAAGGCATTGGAAGGTGCAGAAGCAGAATGGCAGCAAGAGGCAGCCAAAGAGTATCAAATGCGCGGTTTGCAGATGTCAGGACAAATCGGTATTCCTGCTAGCGCAATGTATCGTAATGGCTCAGCTGACAACTTTCAAGCAGCTGGTACTGGTGACGGCTCTGGCTTTGTAGCTACGCAAGTTGGTGGTGTCATTGACGCACTGCGCACGCCAACTTTGGCAGAGCGTGTAGGTGTTACAACAATTAACAACGCTACAGGCAACCTTAAGTTCCCGCGCGTTAGTGCAAAGGCAGGTGCAGCGCAACCTTCTGACCCTAACAACGAGGTTGGTGTTGACAGTGCTTCAGGTCTTGAGCTTGACGAGGTAACGTTGACACCGATCCGCGTGGCAGCAAACACCAAGTACAGCAAGCAGTTGATTATGCAAGGTGGCGCACAGGTTGACGCTATGATTAGCCGCGAGTTGGCAGCTGGCATTAATGAGCATGTTGACAAGGCAGTCTTTGCAAAGGCAGCAGCAGGCACGCCAACAGCGCACCAAATCGACAAGGACGCAGCAGCTACTTATGCAGACATTGTTAATATGCAATCGTTAGTATTGGCTGCGGGTGGCGACTTGTCACGTTGCCGCTATGTCGGTAATCCAACGGCTATGACTTTGCTCAAGCCTGATGCAGCAGTTAGTAACATTAGCGCATTGGTTGATAACGGCAGACTTGACGGATACGAGGTACACTTCACACCACAAGTAGCAGACAGCACAGCAAGCGAAGGAGCACTTTTGTTTGGCGACTTTCAACTTGGACTTGTGCTAGCATACTTTGGCGGTATTGATTTGCTAGTCGATCCGTTCACAAATGCAGGCAACGCGCAAATTGCTTTGCACATTAATCGTTTTTACGACTGCGAAGTACGACAAGGCAACGCTTTGGCCTACTTGTTTGACTTTGAATAAACACAACTAAACTGAAAGCCTAGCAATACGGCTGGGCTTTCTTTTTTTTTACTTGCCATGATCATTACAAAGCCCGCATACACAACAGGCACTGATGTTGTATCGCTTGTCGATATGAAATCATTTTTACGTGTAGACCACAGCGACGAGGACACGACGATCACGGCATTGCTTAATGCTGCAGTGACGCATATTAGCGACTACACTAACAGACATTTTGCAACTAGCGGTTCGACAGTATTTCACGTAGAGAAATTTCGCACAGCATCTTTAGCATTTGGTCCTGTTACGCGCGTGGATGCGGTCAAGTATGACGACACTACAGGCACTACACAAACGCTTGACGCAAGTAAGTATTACTTTGAGTCATTGACAGACAACACAACGCGCATAAGTTTTCACGACACGCCCGATTTAGAGGAGTACAACGCATCGCCAGTGCGCATTGAAGCACTTGCAGGTGCAACGCCAAGTGCTGCAATTGTTATGGCTACAAAGTTGCTTGTTGCACATTTTTACGAAAACAGGCGTGCAGTTATTACAGGTGCAAACGCTACAACCGTGCCTATGAGTGTACACAGTTTGCTTAACAGCGAGCGCATCATAGACTTTAGGCAATGAACATAGGTTTTTTAGATCGTCGCATAGAGATAGAAGCACCAGCTGCATCGCCTACTACTAACGCATACGGCGAAGCAGATCAGGCAGACGCATTTACTACGTACACAACAGTCTGGGCTGCACTTGACAACAAGGCAGCACGTAGCAGTATCATACAAGAGCAAGAGACAAGCATAAACCGCGTGACGTGGCGCGTGCGATCATCTACAATAACAAGGCAAGTAACGCCAAAGTATCGTATTAAGCACGGCACGGAGTTGTACAACATTTTGGCAGTGCAAGAGATAGGCCGTTTTGACATGCTGCACTTTATAAGCGAGCGCGTAGTAAGTGAGTGATGAGTAGACTTTCGACAGCATTTAGACAAGCTAGCAACGTAAGCGGGCAAGGTATTAGCCGTACGCAAACGACGATTGACGGTTTAGACAAGGTTTTGCGCAAGCTTGAGCGTTTAGCAGACTGGAGCGAAAAAGACTTTGCTAACCTGGTAAACATTAACGAGCGCGTAGCAAGCGTTTACACAGCGTCAGCGCAAAGCAATGTAAAAGACTTTGCCCGCGACATTTTAGTA